GATGGTGTTGTTGCGAGTACCGGTGATATTTCTATCAGTGATACGTCTTTACCAGTTTACACAATCACCATGGCAGATATCACCGAAGGTGATACTCTTTCATGTGTCGTTACACCAGACACCAATAACACGGGGTCTGAGGACGTTTATGTCACATTTAGTGTCACGTCGGGAGCAGTCACCTTTGGTGATGCCACACCTCTTCCTCAAACACTGAGTGCAATTTCTGGAGCGAAAACATTTACGACGACAACAAGTGTCAATTCTATCTACTATTCCGGAGGGAGCACTGTACAGGCAGATGTTCGAGTTGGAAGTTATACCGGAACATCGATTGGAACTGTCACTGCAACAGTGGACAATGCTGCACCCGTCTATACATTGAACACTTCACCGTTGTCGGCCGACTCTGCAAATGAGGGTGACACCATACGATTTGCCTTTGGTGGAACCAATGTGGAAAGTGGGTTTTATAATTGGCATCTTTCGAATATCGCCGGTAGTTATCTTCCTTCTGATTTCGTGAGCGGAAACAAAATAACAAGTGGTTCGAATGTAATTTATTTTTCTACTTCTTATGATTTGTCTCTTATTCAGGTTGGAGACGAAATTCGCGGGCAAGAGGCTGGTCTTGCGTTTGATTCAGAAGCAACCGTCACTTTTGTAAGTAATACCGGTACTGCTACCTCTCATTATATAACGATGTCTGAAAATGCTAGTGCAACTTATAATACCGGTAATAAAATATACTTCGCAGCACCAGAAGTCTGGGAAAATTATGGCGATGCAAATACCAACCCAGCTACCGATGATGGAAAACCGTATGGTCAATTTACACACACCAGTGGTTCAACATCGACCTTTGATTTAATCGTTACAGACACGAATGATGTTGCTGATCCTTCTACATTTTCTCAAACAATGAGAGTTTATGATGGAACACCAGCGCTCTCCACTGGATCATTACTTAAATCAAAAACATTCACAATTTATGATGGTGATGTAGATCCAACACCAAACGTACAACGGGGAACCTTAACTGATCCGGATACATTTGGTTCGATAATGAGGGGTACAGATGCAATTTGTGAAATTAGATTTCTGTCAGATGGCAGCATTGAGGTCGGAGAAGAAAGAAATTTTCCACCCAACTCGCAATTTTTTACTTACACAGATTTTGGTGATTGGGTAGATGATACCGATCCCGCTAATTTTGATCCCGCTGAGTTTGAAATACAAGCCACAAAGTCTAGTGAGACAATCACTTTAATCGGTTACACAATCGGAAACTTTGGTGTGTGGGAAACTTTGGATAACAATCAGTCTTGGAGAGTGGATGCGATTTTACCGCCCGGGCAAAATGCTACCAGTAGTGTTAATGTGGAAATTGATTTCCAGATTCGAGAGATATCGAACACCTCAAACAGCGTCTCATTCACAGTCGAACTGAATGCTTCTGCTATTAATATTGACAGATAAATTATGAGTGATCAAAAAAAGAATATCAAAGACGACTATGAGACTTCTCGTGACACCTATCTTGAATTAATGGAAAACGGGAAACGTGGTCTCGATTTAATGATGGAGGTTGCACGAGAGTCAGAACACCCTCGTGCGTTTGAGGTATTGTCCGGCATGATCAAGAACGTCGCAGACGTGACTGACAAACTCATGGATCTAAATAAGAAGAACAAGGAGATCCTCGCAGAACCCAAGGCGGAGAAAGAGGTCACCAACAACAATGTGTTTATTGGAAGCACCACCGATCTTCAACGGTTGCTTCATAGTGAAGAGAAAGATATAACTCCAGATGACTAATCATTATATGGGGAACCCCAACGTCAAAGGTGACGGGGTTCAACAGCAGTGGACAGAACATGATGTCAAAGAATATGCCAAGTGTATGCACGACCCAGCATATTTCGCACGGACGTATGTCAAGATTATATCACTCGACAAGGGTCTTGTCAACTTCGACCTTTATCCGTATCAGGAAAAGATGTTCCACCATTTTAACGACAATCGCTTCTCGATCGTACTCGCCTGTCGACAGAGTGGTAAGAGTATTTCGTCCGTTGTTTATCTGTTATGGTATGCTATATTTCATCCCGAAAAGACTATCGCCGTCCTCGCTAACAAGGGGGCTACTGCCCGTGAAATGCTCGCCAGAGTCACCTTGGCACTTGAAAATTTACCTTTTTTTCTACAACCTGGCTGTCGTGCACTCAACAAGGGTTCTATTGAGTTTAGTAACAATAGTCGCATTATTGCTTCTGCCACCAGTGGTTCTTCTATACGGGGTATGTCTGTTAACCTGCTTTTTCTGGACGAGTTTGCTTTTGTTGAGCGAGCAGCTGAGTTCTATACTTCGACTTATCCCGTTATCTCAGCGGGTAAAGATACGAAAGTTATTATCACTTCCACTGCGAATGGTATTGGAAATTCGTTCCATAAAATCTGGGAGGGAGCGGTACAAAAGACAAACGAATATAAAGCGTTTACGGTAAACTGGTGGGACGTTCCGGGCCGAGATGAAACATGGAAGAAACAGACCATCGCGAATACGAGTAATCACCAGTTCGATCAGGAATTCGGTAACACATTCTTCGGTACCGGTGACACACTGATCAACGCAGAGACTCTTCTCAACTTCCGTGCAATGCCACCCAAGAAAATCTTAGAAGGTGGAGATTTCAAGGTTTACGATGAGACGCAACCAAAACACGATTACATAATGACCGTCGATGTAGCGAAGGGTCGAGGGTTGGACTATAGCACCTTTTCGGTGATTGATGTTACTACCCGCCCGTTTAAACAGGTCGCAGTGTATCGGAACAATCGTATCTCTCCAATACTCTTCCCTGATATTATATATAAAATTGCGAAAGCCTACAACAACGCATACGTGATAGTGGAGTCAAATGATGCTGGACAAGTTGTGTGCAACGGTCTGTATCATGATTTTGAATATGAAAACATTCACCTAGAATCTGCCCTCAAGAAAAACGCAATCGGTATTGAGATGAACCGAAAGGTTAAGCGTTTGGGTTGTTCGGGTATCAAGGATCTACTCGAAGAGAACAAGTTGCAGGTGATTGATGAAGACACCATCATGGAGATATCTACCTTTGTTGCAAAGGGACAGTCGTATGAAGCGAGTGATGGAAACCACGACGATTTGATGATGAATCTCGTGATGTTTGGATTCTTTATTTCTACTCAAAGATTTACTGACATGACCGATGTGAATATCAAACAAATGATGTTCGAACAACAGATGGCGGAGATTGAGAAAGACATGATACCGTTCGGATTCATTGACGATGCACAAGACATCATTGATGAAATCGAAGCACAAGAGGAAATGAAAAACAAGGGATGGATGATACCTTGGGATCACAACCTAGAAACATATTAAATTATAAATAAATGCATTGAAGAAAATTACCGTATTATGTCACTTATCATAACTCAACGAATAAAAGGATACGATTATGGCTCTTTTAAAGTCCGAATCCCCAAACGTTTCCATTAGAGAGGTAGATCTATCCGGTACCTTACCGTCGGTAACTTCTTCTACTGGAGCGTTTGTAGGAAACTTTGTTTGGGGCCCCATCGATGAACCAGTTCTCGTCGGTAACGAAGGGGAACTCGCTTCAACTTTTGGTGCTCCAGACTTAGATGACAGTCTTAATTCTTACGATTATCTGTCAGCTAATCAATTTCTAAAATATTCATCTTCACTTTTTGTGGTTCGTACTGCGACATCTGATGCATTAAACGCGGTTGTAGTAGACTCAGAAAACTATGCTACTGCGACTGTCGAACAATCTGCTGTACAGATTGCTAATCGCGAGGCTTTTGATGACATCACTTTTACTGATGCATTCGCTGTAGCGAAGTATGCTGGTGAACTTGGTAACTCAATCAGTGTTTCTCTTTGTGCTGCTGACTCAGTCAGTTTTGCATCTTGGGAATACGCTGATCGATTCGATGCGGCCCCAGGCACATCTTCTTATGTTGCCAATCTTTCCGCAGATGGTTCAGCAGCTTTTGATGAATGTCACGTTATTGTTCTCGATCGCGGTGGATTGATCACTGGTAACCGAAATGGTGTTTTAGAAACATTCCCAAATTGCTCTCTTGCTACAGACGCTAAAACAGACGATGGTCGAAAGAACTACGTCAACGATGTCTTGACTGAAAGATCTGCATACCTTTATGGTACAAACATTCACCCAACAATTGGCCCAATCTCTACTGGAGTGACTGGCATCGACTTTACCTACGCTACTCATGGTGGTGGTGCTACTGCTGTTGCAAATGACCTCGCAGTTGAATTAGGTTTCAAGGGTGGTGTAAACTCAAACGACCTCACTGCGAGTGATTACACAGATGCATATGCAGAATTCGAAGATGAAAATACTATTCAGGTCGACATGTTGATCGCGCCTGGTATGGCTGCTTCTGCTGACCAACAAACAGTAGTCAACGATTTGGTATCGATTGCAGAAGGTCGTAAAGACTGCGTGGTAGTTGCATCACCAGACCGCACTTCGGTTGTTGGACAATCAACTCCTACTACATCGATTACTTCATTTGCTTCAGGTCTGACAAAATCTTCATACTTAGTGCTTGACAACAACTATATCAAGGTGTATGATAAGTACAATGACAAGTATGAGTTCATTCCTGCTGCATCATCTACTGCTGGACTGATGGCAAATACAGACAACGTTGCTGCTCCTTGGTTCTCACCAGCGGGTGGTCGTCGTGGTCGTTACTTGGGTACTTCATCACTTGCATGGAATCCAACCAAGTCACAACGTGATACATTGTATCGTGCGGATGTTAACCCAATCGTTAATCTCCCAGGCCAAGGTATCGTTCTATATGGGGATAA